AAAACGCCAGAGGAGGTAAACGACGAGCTAAACAAAAACCAGAATATTGATAACTTGATTATTTATTGCTGGTTTGAGTACTGCAAACATAAAAAACAATCTATTCACTTGCTAGACTTTGAGCAATCAAACTTAGAAACACAACCAGCAGAAGTTGAGGAATTAGGCAAATATAAAGTTGCTATTGTTTTTGATGAATACGACTTAGAAAGGTTAGACAAGGTGACACGCAATTTTAAAGATAACAAAGTAACTTTATCTGTTAGTGCATGGAGTGCTAACAATAGAATACTAGGAGCAACAAGCAACAGGGCAAATAGTTTGTATGATTATAGTGTTGTGCCTTACTTGAAAGAAATAGCAGACAATCTAAGCATTAATAGCGACACACAAGAAGTGGCATTAATGAAAGGCGTACAGCTTGGAGCAACTACTGGCATTTTAGAAAACTTTATCGGATACGGTATAGAACACGTAAGCAATGCATCTATGCTGATGGTTACAGCTACAGACGACTTAGCAAAAGAACGTATGGATAAATTTATCAAGCCTATGATTCTAGACTCAAAGATGGAGCATAGGATTATCTCTAGTGACTTCTTTAGCAAGAATAAAAAAAGCGGTGCAACATCTAAGCAAATGGAATGGGTTGGCGGTGGATACTTAAAAGCTATAGGTAGCAATAGTGGCTCTAGTTTACGTTCATTGCCTATAAAATATCTATTACTAGATGAAACAGATTCATATCCAGAGAAAGTTGGCAAGGATGGCGACCCAGTTGCTCTAGCTGTAGCACGTACAACTACTTTTGGAGCTAATAAAAAAATATTGTATATAAGTACGCCACTTATAGAAGAAACAAGCCAGATATACAAAGCGTATTTGGTGGGTGACCAACGCAAATATGTAGTGCCATGCTTAGAATGTGGTGAGTATCAAGACCTAGTCTTTAACAAAGTAAACAAGGAAACAGGGGAGATATATGGCTTAACTTTCAAAACTCTAGAAAACGGCAACCTAGACTATGACAGCGTAGAATATTTATGTAGAGCTTGCCAACACCCACACAAGAATTATCATAAAACAGAGATGCTTGCACGTGGCAAATGGATGCCAACAGCAGAACCACAAAAGCAGGGAGCTGTTAGTTACCAGATAAGTGGCTTATATTCTCCTGCCAGTTTTAAAAGTTGGGAGGATATTTGCTATGACTGGCTACAATGTTGGGATATTTACACAAACAAACCAAAGGACATAGACAAGCTGCAGGTATTTTATAATAACAATCTAGGTGTGCCGTTCCGAGAAGTAAGGGAAAAATTACAACTGTCTGTAATATCACAGCATAAACGCAATTATGCCAGATACGTATTACCGCAAGCATACGCAGAAAAGCACACAGGGCAAAAAGTAAGATTAATTACCGCAGCAGTAGATGTACATGCTGATAATCTAGCTGTGATTATTACTGGCTGGGCTGCAGGTAGATGCTTTTTATTAGATTACACACGAATCAAGGGCAACTGTATACATGCAGACGATGATTCATGGTGCAAGTTATGGGAGCTGATGAGCAAACAATATACAGGGATAGACGAAGCAGACCCAGTTACCGTTGCAGCTATTTTTATTGATACAGGGTACAAGCAATACACGGTAGCCAATGCAGCTAGTAACGCACCTGATGCCATAAAAAAGAAAATACAGCTTATCAAAGGTGAGAGCAGTGGAAAGATTAAACAAGTAAATTTTAAATACGGTACAAAAAATCTAGCAGGTTACAGGCAGATAATTATATACATTGATAACTACAAAGATTTAATTCATGGTAAGTTGCAGTATGCATGGCAACAGGGCGAAACTATGCCAGATGGACACTTTAACGCATACAACACAATCTCTACACAGCAATTAAAAGAATTAACTAATGAGAGTAAGCAAGAAGTTGTAGATAAAGTTACTAATAAAGTTATTGGTTACAAATGGCACAGAACAGGAGATAATGAATTGTTTGATGGGTTAGTGTACAATTACTGTGCTATTGAGTTTATAGCACAGGTGTACTACAATGACTATGCTAAAAAATATACAGACTTACCAGAATTTGACCTTGTGTACTTTTGGCAGACATTATTCCCTATAATTGAACAACAAACTTTTAATAATGACTAGTAGTACTTTTTGGAGCAATCAAAAAACACAAATAGAAACGCAACTATCACAAGTAAGAAGTGCTATATCTGCTTTATTAACTGGAGGCGTTGAAAGTTACCAAATAGATGATGGGCAAAGTAGGCAATCTGTAACTAAGTTAGATATTGATAACCTGCAAAAATTAGAAGCACACTATGTAGGACAATTAAAAGCTATTGATAATAACCAGAACCCAGATTTAGCTAAAATCGGAGTAGCTTTATAATGCCTTACACTCAAGAATTTAAAAATAAAGTAATAGCAGAATCGGCTACTACAAGTGCTAGAAAATTAGCAGAAAAATATAATGTATCTAATGGAACTATAAGCAACTGGATTAAACAAGCTAATACGCCAACACAGGAAGCCGTACAACCGCAAATACAAGCATATAATAGTGGCAGTAGTAATACAGGCTATAGCAATGGATTTACTAACCTATTCCAATTAAGACTTTTTGAAAACGACACAGTAAACACCGACAATGCAAGCAACACAGCTTTAGACTACAGCAGATGGGCTAATTTAGCTTATGGTGCAAGAACTCTATATATGCAGAACGGCATAGCAGCAACAATAGTTGATAGATTAGTTGCAAGTGTTGTAAATACAGGGCTAATATTGCAAGCTATTACTGACAATCTAGAAGACAGCAAGATAATAGAAAAAAACTTCAAACTATGGGCTGATAATCCCTACTTGTGCGATTATTCACAGCAAAGAAACTGGAGCGAGTTGCAAGCACAGATATACCAATTATCTCTAGTTTACGGTGATGTGTTAGTAGTAGCACACGCAAGTAAACAAAACAATTTACCAGTAATACAAGTAATCAGCACTGATAAACTTACTAATCCACTAAACGCCAATTTGCCAGACGGACACTATATGCAAGATGGCGTACAGATTAATAAATTTGGTAAGCAAGTTGCATACTGGGTAACCGCTGCAAATGGTACAGTTAAAAAAATATCTGCTTATGGTCGTGTTAGCGGTATGAAGCGTACAGCGTGGCTAGTTTACGGACACAGGACAAGACGTGTAAACGGTGTAAGAGGTTATCCGCCTTTATCAGTTGTTTATGAATTCTTAAAAGATGTAGACAAGTTAAGCAAAGCCAATATCAAAAAAGGTTTACTATCATCACAAATAGCTGCATTTGTTAAAAAGAACTTTATAGAAAGCAATAGTGTGCCTGATAGTGATTTTTTAGGAGCAGCAGCAGGAAAAACGCAAAATAAAACTATAGCAACCGCAGGTGAGAATGTAACTTTTAAAAACCATACGATTCTTGATAGCACTGTAGTAACTGGCTTAAACGCTGGTGAGGAAATAGTACAGATAAAGCAGGAATCTATGGGTACTGACTTTATTAGCTACCAGCAAGCACAGATTAAAATATGTGCTTACGCTTTAGAAGTACCACCAAATGTTTTTGGCATGGAATATGACCAGAGCTTTAATGCCACACAAGCTACTAATAACCAATTTAACGCAGTTATAGAAGCAAAAAGAACAGCATTGATAAATCAACATTATAACCATGTGTACAGCTCTTTTATTCTGGGATTAGCTGTTAATAATTCATTATCAACTAGTAATGGCATTGTAAAAGCATTCACCGCCAGAGATGGACTAGCTTTTTATAGCTATTGTGTTTGCGACTGGATAGGCAAAGTTATACAAACAAGTGATTTAAAGAAAACAACGGCTGCACTTGTAGAGCAGATAGAAAATAAATTAATTACAAGAGAGCAAGCGACTAACAGATTAAATAATGGCAATTTTGAAAGCAATATAGCAAAACAAGCTGAAGAAAATAGAAAACTAGAAGAATTAGGGCTTGTTGCAGACGAGCAAGAACAACCACAACAAATAGAGGTTATAAATGAATAATAAAATATGGGCTATAGATGAGAGCAATATTTCACTAGCCAAAGAGATTAGTGCAGTAGATAAAACATTGCTAGATACTAATGTTAAAACTAACATTTTAACAATACAGGGCAACACAGCAATTATAACAATTAAAGGCACACTTGGATTCACTCCTAACTTGATGCAACAAATCATGGGAGTAACGGCAACAAGTTATGAGGATATTATTGAAGCAATAGAGCTAGCCAATACTGATGATGAGATAGAGCAAATAGCATTAGATGTAAATTCTGGAGGCGGTGCAGTTAACGATAGCTTATGGAGTGCAAGCGATGCAATTTATACAAGCAAAAAACCAGTTACAGCGTATGTATCAAATAATTGTTGTAGCGGTGCATATTTGCTAGCTAGCCAAGCAAGCGGTGGCATAATTGCTAGGCATGATTTAACAAACATAGGTAGCATAGGTGTAATTGCTTTTTACAAGAAACCAGACGAAAAATTGATGGTTATGCGTTCAAGCAATGCTAATTTAAAAAATGCAGACCCTGAGCAATACCCAGAGCAATATCAAGCTAAGATAGATGCTGTAGAAAAATATTTTATAAATCATATTAGTAGAAGTTTAGGCTTGACAAGCGAGAAAATTGTTGCAGACTTTGGCAAAGGTGCTACAATTACTGCATTAGAAGCCTTAGAAAGAGGCATGATTAAAGAAATTTATACTCCTGATATGTTTGGAAAAAAAGAACAGCCAGAAGCACAGCAAGTAGAACAAATAAAGGCAGAATCTTATCAAGCTGGCATAGTTGCAGAGCGTGAAAGAGTTGCAACATTACAAGAGTTTGCAGCTAAGTACAATGCACCAGAAGCAGCAGCAAACGCCATAAAAGAGGGTTTATCTGTTCAAGATTGCATGGAAGCTATGTTAGAAGAACAACAAAGAAACTTGACAGCTAAAACTATACAGGAGGATGTAGAAGCCGTAGCGGTAGCTGACACACAAGAAAAAGATTTAGAAACTGTAAATGCAGAAATGAAAAAAGCATTACAAACAATAGGAGCGTAAAAATATGACTACAACTACTTTATCAAAAGTTATTCTTAGCAACTTAGAGCCAAGAGATGAAACTTTAACAGCAACCGTTAAAACTTACCCAGCAGGTACTTTGCTAGCCAGAAACACTAGCACTTTAAAGCTAGTACCTTTTGTAAAAGGCGGAACAAGTAACGGCAACGGCATTATAAATAGTGTTTTAACAGCAGAATTAGTAGCCACAGCAGCACAAGATTACAGTGTATCTGTAACGATTGCGGGACAAGTTGACAAAGATTTATTAATAATTGATGCAGACGGAAACGCAAGCAATGTTGATGCTGCAATAGTAGATGAGTTAGCAAAGATGGGCATATACGCACAATCTTATGCTAAAAACACTACAGGCTTTTAATTTTAAGGGATAAAAAAATGACAAGAAAACTTTTAGATACTGCTTATAGCGAAGTATTACAAGAGCGTACTATTGCACGTTCATTCTTTAACGTAACTAAAAATATTGGGCAAGCTGGCGTTGTTGAGTATGACACTCAATTAATGCAACAGAAAGCTGCACAGCGTAAGAATGCAGACAGTGGTTATTCTCAAAACACAGTCGGTTCTTATGTTACTAAGATTGTTAAACCTGCAAATTATAAAGAAGAATTCAAGGTATCTGCTTCTAGCGTTCAAGAAAAACAATTTGGCGGTAGCAACGATATTTTAACGCCAGAGCAAATATCATTAGTTCCTGACTTTGTAAGTAACGTAGTAGTTCCAGAAGCTAGCAAAGTTGCAAACAAAATAGTTACAGATTTAGACTTGCAAGCTGTTGAGATTTTAACTACAGGTGGTGTATCTGCTAGTGATAATTTTGAGGGTGCTGTTTACATTCCAAGCAATGACACTAACTTTTTTAACAATGTAAATACAGCATGGGCAGACCCTTCAGCTACTCCTATTACTGATTTAACTGATATTGCTAAAACAATCAAAATTAATGGCATGAAGACTATTGATAACATCATTATGAATGATGCTACTTTTGATAAATTTAGCAGCCGCACTAGTGTTAAAGATGCTTTAGAAACTCGCAGGATTGAATTAGGCTCTATTTCATTGCCAGCTAATACTGCATCTAGTGCTAATTACTTTGGTGATGTGCTAATCAACGGTAAACGTGTGAAAATATGGGTAGAATCTGCTTACTACACAAACAATGCAGGTGTGCAAACTCCTTTTATACCTGACAACAAAGTTATATTAGTATCAGACGACAACCGCTTTGAACAATACTTTGGAAGTCTTGCTAGGTTTGAAGTAGACGCAAGCAATGCCAGCTTAGTAAACTTGCTATCTGGTGGTATTAATGTAGAAAACAACCTACAAATTAACCAGATTGCTACTGTCGACAAATACAAAACAGGTTTAGAAATAGCTTTGGATTGTTCTGCTTTGTTAGTAGCTAAGTCTAAAGGCTTTGGTTGCTTAACTGTCGGGTAATGATATGGCTGTACAAAAAGAACAAGAAGCTAAAAAACTAGAAGAAGCTAAAAAGCTAGAAGAAGCTAAAAAGCTAGAAGAAGCTAAGAAAGCAGCAGAAGCTAAAAAACTAGAAGAAGCTAAGAAAGCAGCAGAAGCTAAAATACTCTTGCTATTTCTATGATTGGCTTTCAAAAAGGGCAAGAAGTAAAACCTACAGATTTTACCGAACATTCTTTTAAGTATTGGCTAGCAAAGGGTGCAATTATTAAAAAATAATCATGACTTATATTGTTAAAGTGCCTAGTATCAAAACAGATACAGGGATGAAATTTAAAGGTGATGCAATATCAGAATCAGACTTTAATAATAAAGCAGTTTTTAAAGATTTGGAAAAATTGATAGACAAGTTAATTGATAAAGAATCTAAAAAAACTACTAAAAAAGAAGAGAGCTAAACAGCTCTTTTTTTTATTGAACTATGTCATTAATAGATATAGCCAACACTGACTTAAATAATGCTATAAAAGCAGATATGGAGCTTGTAAATGTGCAAGTTGATAAAGATTCTGCACAGGTGCAAGTTAGCGTACTTAAAAGCCATATAGGTACTACTTTAGACCCAGAAACAGGGCAATTAATAGCAAGTGAATCAATTACTATATCATTCTTAAAACAAGAGTTAGCAGACAAAGGCTTAACATTATTATCAAGTACAAGCATTGTTAGTTGGAGCGGTAATACTTATTTGTTAGATAACCAGATGCCAGATGAAACTCTAGGGCTGTATAAATGGAGTGCAACTAGATATGACACTTAAGTTAATAGATACAGAAATCACAGGGCAATCTACTGCACAACTAATCACGCAACAGTTAGGAGCTTTGCTAAAGGCAGAATTTGATAATCAATATAATTTATACGGCAACAAAGATAAATTTAATGTTGATATACACACTAACGACCACGGCATATACCAGAAATACTTGGAAGACAAAACAAATCAAAAAGCATTAATAAATATACTATTCACAAATGCTACTCTTGATGACCCATTAAGTGATGGCACACAAGAAGCAACTTATACTTATACATTGCAATTAGTTACTAAAGCGGCTACAAATGTAACTACAGGTGATAAAGCCACAAAATTAGGAGCAGATAAGATGCAAGAGCTAATATTTATAATTAGCCAGATAATGACTTATTATGTTAATAGGGGCTTGCAATTAAATTTAGTGCATAAAGTTAAAATTGCCAATTATCAAGTAGGACAAGTGCAGGAGCAAAAAAGTGTAGATAAAAATATTGGTTGCTCTTTAGATTTAGAAATAAAAGCAAGAGAAAAGCCTTTACTTTCTACCGCTAATGATTTACAAGGCATAGATATGGAGCTAGACTACAACAACAAGATGATTAATTTAACTATAGATACATAACATGGTTACAGCAGTATCAAGCAATGCCACAGTTTCACAAGTTGGCGTTGGAGTAGAATTCACAACAGGCAATCAGATAAACAGCCCTTTATTGCCACAGTCTATATATGTAATTGGACAGGGTAACACAGGTATAGCATACACTAGTGAAGCTGTAAAAATAAATACAGCAGCATTAGTAGCTAGCAAATATGGCAACGGCTCGCCACTACATTTAGCAGCTAAAGCAATACACGGATTAACTAACGCTAGTGTCCCAGTATATTTTTATGGCTTACAAGAAAACGGTTCAGGTGTAGCAGCTACAAATGATATTATTATTAGTGGTACACAAACGCAAACCGCAGAATACCAAGTAATTATTAACAACATTAAATCTAACAAGTTTAGCTTAATAGCTACAGATACACCTACCACAGCAGGTGATAAACTAGCAGCAGCAGTAAATGCTACTCTAGGCTTCCCAGTATCTGCTAGCAATGCAGTAGGAACAATTAAATTAACTGCAAAATCTAAAGGCTCTTGGGGTAATGAGTTATACGCAGATATAGTAGATGGTTCTGGTGGCTTTGTGTTTGCTGGTGTCGGTGTTAAGTTTACTGGTGGTGCTAGCAATGCAGATGTACAACCAGCACTAGATGCAATAGCTGATAGTGAATACCGCACAATGATAGTAAATACCTTTGATTTATCAGACAGCACTGCATTAGATGCTATAAAAACCAAAGGTGAGGCAAGATGGAATGCTACAGTTAAAAAGCCTTTTGTATCGTTTGTTGGTAGTAATGAAGCTACTACTACAGCAATTACAGCCGTCACATCTACTAGAGCAGATGACAGAATTAATAGTGTATTTGCTAATCCAGCTTCTAAAGACTTACCGTTGGTTATAGCTTCTAGCATTGCTAAGTATGTAGCAGAGCAAGCTAATAACTCACCAGCAGAAAACTATGCAGGTACACTAAGCCAATTAAACGCTGGTACTGTAGAGTGGACACTAGCTGATAAAGAAGACGCAAAAACTCAAGGTGTAGGCTTTGTGCGTGTCGTAGATGGCGTGGTTAAAATACACGAAGTAGTAACCATGTTTGACGACAGCCAATATGCAGAGATATCTATGCCATACCGCAAAGTATCAGATATTACTAGACTGCAAAATACATTATACGCTTTTGACTTGAAACTAGGTACAGACTTTTATAAGGAAGCTGTGCTGGTAAGTGTAGGGCAAAATGTAGCAACAGGCATAAAAGCTGTATCTGCGAAAGATATAAAAGCTGCATGTGTTGAGGTAGTTAAGTCTTTAGTAACTAACGCCATACTAGCTAATCAAGAATCTATATTGGCTAATTTGATTGTAGAGAAAGACGACACAAACCCAGACAGGGTAAATATCCAAGTACCAACTATTGTAAGTGGCAACACTTCTATCTTTAGCGTAGATTTAGCATATGAATTTAACTTAGGAGCATAATATAATGGCTTTTTTACATAGACTAGTTGAATTAAAACTTAACAGCGAAACATATAGCACTGATACTGAAAGCGGTGTAGAGCTTGACAATAGACTATTTAACACTGAAAGCGTTGCTGTAAATGGTGGCGTACAAGCTACACAATCTGCCAGATTGCCTAGCTTATCTAATATTACTTTAAAAAATATTGATAAAGAGCAATTAGTTGCTTTGGAAACGCTAAACGATAATGCAGAAAAATTTGCTGTTACTTTTACTCTAGCAGCAGAGGGCGGTGCAGTAAGTTATTCTGGCACTGTAAGAATAGAAGGCGAGCTTGTTTATAATTCACAAGCAGGAACTTTAACGCTTAATTTGATGTCCGCAGACGGTGAAAAGTTTGTAGAGATTTAATTAATAACTTAACCATATATCGGTATTTACCATGGCAAAGATAACAAGAGAAGTAGCAGAAAAAGATTACAAAAGATTTCTAGATAGCTTAGATTTGGACGAAGAGCTAAACAAAGATATTTTAGAAAATCAAGAACAAGCTAATAACTTAATAAAAGCAATACAGAAAGGGCGTTTGCTGATTGATGAGGGTGGAACGCCTAGCATTGATTTTATATACTCTAATAAATTAAGAGCTAAGAATAACCCAGATGTAAAGCAACTAGATAAAGTTGTAATTAGTAACGCTAGCGAGCTATTTTTTGAATTATCCAATGGTGGCATAACTGCTAAAGCAATAGCATATTGTACTGGGCTAATGGTTAACCAAGTCAAACAGTTAGACCCTAGAGACAACATACTGATAACTTCTATAATAGGTTTTTTTATAGTGGACTAGCAGATATAGAAATAATAGATGGCAAGACTGCTAGCTTGCAAAGGCACAATATAGCTTTAACATATACAACTATGCATTATACTTGTTGTTTAGTGTATAATAGCTTGTTTGATAGAAATATGCCTTATGAGGAATTAAAAGGTTATTATCTGTATATAAGAGATGCTAAACTAAAAGAGTTACAAGATGCCAAGAGAGCTACCAATAAAAACAGTATTTAAAGCTGTAGACCAGATAACTAGACCAGTTAAACAAATGCAGTCTAGAATTGGCAGATTTAGCGATAACTCTATTAGAAAGCTAGGCATGATGAATAAACGCCTAAAATCTATTAACCAATCCATGACGGCTTTTGGCAAACAAGCATCTATTGCAGGTGCAGCAATAGGAGCAGCAAGTGCAGTTGTAGTCCGTGCAGGTATGGGCTTTGAACAAGCTATTACAAATGTTGGAGCTGTAGGATTAAAAACTAGAGCAGAAATAAAGCCATTAGAAGACTTAGCACTAAAATTAGGAAAAACAACAGAATTCACAGCAACACAAGCAGCTAATGCCATGGAAGTGTTAGCACGTGCTGGCTTTAATGCAACACAAATAATGCAAGCAACACCAGCGGTATTAAGTGCTGCAAGTGCTTCAGGATTAGAAATAGCCGAAGTTGCAGACCATGTATCTAATGCTTTAAAAGGTATGGGATTAGCTATGAATCAATCAGGGCGTGTAGCTGATGTGTTAGCGTTGGCAAGTGCTAGAACTAATAGCACGATTGGCAGTTTAGGTGAATCTTTAAAAAATGTTGCATCTACAGCTAGTGAATTAAGTATACCGCTTGAATCTGTAGTAGCTGGAGTAGCTTTATTGCAAGATGTAGGTTTAGAGGCTAGCGTTGCAGGTAGTGCATTTAATACCATGCTTACTAAAATGGCAGCTCCAACACCTAAAATAACACAACAATTAAAAAGGTTAGGCGTATCATTTAAAGATAGCTTTGGAAATATGAAACCTTTTGAAGTTGTGCTTGGTGAAATTAGTGCAGCTAGCAATAAAGTAGGTGGTAATTTTGACAAAGTAGCATTTTTAGCTGATTTAGTGGGCTTGCGTGGACAAAAAGCTGCAAGCAACTTGGCTAGATTGTTTGAAACTGGAAAACTGCAAGAGCTAACAAAAGAGTTGAATAATGCTCGTGGTTCTGCTGAGAAAATGGCAAAGATTAGACTAGATACAACCGAGGGCAGTTTTAAATTGCTAGGTTCTGCAATAGATGGAGTACAGCAAGCATTATTTGGCTTGCGTTCAGGACAAATAAAAGAAGCGATTGATAATATCACCGCTTTTATATCAGACAATCAGGCTAATATTGTAGAAAAAATCAATACCGCTATAGGTAAATTAGTAGACAACTTTAGCAATTTATTAGATGTAATTAAGGGATTTGCTGTAGCTGTAATAACTCTAAAGGCTTTAAGTTTAGCTATAGGTGGTGCAACAGTAGCTATGAAAGCTTTTAACTTTGTTGTGCGTATGAACCCCTTTGTATTGTTAGGAACAATAGCAGCAGGAGTAGCTATATCATTGATGGATTCTTTCAAACCAGTACAAAACTTTTTTGTTAGTTTATGGGATACGATTAGCAACATGTTTAGTGCAGCAGGCAAATTGTTAGGCTTAACTAGCAACACAGGCTTACAATTAAACACAAATAGCACACAACAATTATTAGCACCTAGTCCTATGGCACAAAGACCTACAGCAGAAGGCTTAGGTTTAATAGATAGAGTAACATCTAACACGCAAACAACCGAAAACTTTGTTACAATCAGAGATGAAACAGGACGTGCAGAAATGCAAGGCTCTAATACGCCATTTATTAACCTTTTATCAAGTGGGGCATAGTTAGGCTATGGCAGAATCAAAAGCAAGCTATACAAGCGATACTGGAGCGACAATTTCTAGCTTTGCTTATAGAGATGTAAGCAAGAGCAAAGAAAAGCTATCTACTACTTACGAGTTTGCAAATACTAACCAGACTTATGTACAAACGCTAGGCAGCACCATGTTAAGACTGCCTATGGAGATGATTTTTATAGGTGATAACTACATAGCAGATGCAGAAGCAGCTTTTAATGTATTAGACAGTTCAGACTATGGAACACTACAACACCCAGCATATGGTAAAATAGATGTTGCGATAGTAGGTGAGATAAAGAAAGAGGATAGAATACTTACAGGTATAGGAAGTAGTACAATTACAGTTACTTTTTACCAGACTATAAAAACAGCATATCCAGCAACAAGCCTAGATGCACGTGGTAACATATTAGAAAAAATAACAGAAGCAAACGAAGCAGCAGCAAATAAAGCAAGCCAAGCAATTAACATTAAAGACCCAGTAGACGAGGCGACTTGGCAAAAAGATATACTTAACTCTGTAAAATCCTTTAGAAAAACAGTAGATGACTTGTTAAATACAGAATCTATACAAGATTTAACAGATGAAATACAAGATACTGTAAATTTAACACAAGCTATATCTAGTGAAATAACCGCAATACAGCGTTCTATAGAAAGCAATATAAACGGTATAGCAGGTGGAGCAGTAGATGTAGTAGGTAATCTATTAACTATAGGAAAACAAATACAAATATTTACACAATTACCAGCACGTTTGGAAATATCTATTGTAGACAGAGCAAATGCATTTATTGATGGTTTATCTAACTTATTAGGCTTAGACAGTAAAAAAGATTTAGTAAATAACACAAACAAAAATAAGTTTGCTAATGCTGATTTACAAGCAACTGCAACTATAGCAGGGCTAGCAGAGGCGACAATTACCAACACAGAATTCACCACGCAAACACAAGCCATAGAATATGTAGATGTTTTGCTAGAGCAAACAGAGCAGTATATTGTGTGGCGTGAATCACAATATACAAGTTTAGAGTTAGTAGACGATGATTTTTCTACTTACCAGCAAATACAAGAATTAGTAAACCTTACTGCAGGTTATCTCTTAGAATTATCATTTACACTACAGCAACAAAAAACATTTGTATGCGACAAAAATTATGCATTACCAGTAATAGCAAATAAATTGTACGGCTCTATAAATTTTGAACAGCGTATAATTGCAGATAATAATTTACAGGGTGATGAGTTATTTTTTGTGAATAAAGGTAAGCAAATAATTTATTATGCCTAGCAGTTACAAAGTAAAAGCAGGTGATACATTACAGCTTATATCACAAATAAGTTATGGTAGTAGTAAATATACTACACTGCTAAAAAGTGCTAATCCATCTATTGTAGATGAGAATAAACTAGCAATAGGGCAAATATTAACAATACCAGATAATCCTAGTTTAGCTAAAATAAAAGCACCAGCACCAGCAATTAATAATCAGAATATTAGTGTGCTGATAGATAACAATCTATTAGAGAATTGGGAGAGCGTAAACATAAACGACCCCTTAGACGGCTTTGACCAAGTAACGCTAACAGGCGTGATAGATAACAACATACTAGCTATTTTAAAGCCTCTACAATTTCAAACATTACAGCTGTTTATAGGAACAGAATTATATTTTACAGGTTACATAATCAATACCGCACCAAGCGTAATCGCTAAAACTAAAGTTTTTGTAATACAAGCAGTTACTAAAGCAGCAATGATTCAGTTTATAACTGCCAAGCCTCAAGATTTTGACAAAGTAAACTTAATCACGATTGCACAGACAATAACGCAAGGCTTAGACTTCTTAGTAACTAGCAATGTAATTACTAGCCCTTTTGATTTTCTATCTCTCACAGAAAACAATAAAACCATCTTTGACTTTCTAAAACCTTTAGCACATGCAAGAGGCTTAATATTTAGCAATGATGCCTTAGGTAATTTAGTATTACTGCAAGCAGCTAGCGATTCTATAGCAGTAGCAGACTTGCAGGAAAATACAGCACCAGTTATAAGTATTAATCCTAACTACAATATTGACGGTTACTATAGCCATATTAAAGCTGCACAAGATGTAGACTTAAAAGACGAGGAAGCAAGCACCTCAACGTTTGTGAATCCTTTCTTGCGTAACATTACCAAGACTAAAATTATACAAATTGACAATATAGACGGCTCTAGTGCTGTTACCGAGAAAGTACAACAAGAAGCAAGCCGTATGTTTGGCAATGTGTTCAGTGTACCTATTGAGTTAGCAACAATCTACACGCCAGCAAAGCAGGTGTGGAAGACTAACACTTTTATAAACTTGACCGCTCCAAGCGTGTTGATAAAAGATAAATATAAATTTATTGTTAAAGATGTTATATTAAATATAACGAGTAATGGCAACCAGAGTGCTAATTTAATATTAGGATTGCCAAATGTTTATACTGCTAGTATACCTAGTAGCTTACCAATTTAATTACATTGTCATGAGCGGTAGAGTAGCAAAGATAAAAGAAATATTTAATACAACATTAAGCAATGGAGCTAAAGTCTTAGGCTTTGGTGTTGATTTTCAAGGCACTACACACAAAGCCATAGCGACTGGGATTGCAGGGATAGATGCCAAGCCAATATTAAAAGACAACGCAGCAACTATTAAGCAGGAACAATCAGGCGACCAACCGCTAGTAATTGGCACAAATGACGTTATAAGCGAATCAGTAACAGCCGAGGGTGAAATACAAATATATTCACGTGATGCCGAGGGTGTTAAGCAAGCAGATATACTAATAAAAAGAGATGGAAGTATTAAGTTAAGCAATGCCAGTGGTAGCTTTGAATTAAAAGCAGATGGTACTTGTGAAAGCAGCGGTGATATAGTTATTGGTGGCATATCATTTCTAGAGCATATACATAAATTTACAAATGCTGATGGCGTAATATCAGATACACAAGCACCAGAATAATGGATATAGCACTCAATCTAAACAAAGACAACCAAGCAGATATAACTATCTCTAATGGTGTGGTTGCTACAGATACAGGAATTGCTACAGCTATTAATATTAGCCTGTTTGGAGCTAACATAGATAATACCGCATGGTGGGGTAATGAGTTAGACGACAACGTAAGCAATAACTTAACTAACGAATTTTTACAGTTGCAAGGCAAAACGCTAATATCTGCTAACTTGCCAGTTTTTGAAGATGCGATTAAAAAGAATTTAGCATGGATTACCACAGATAGCATAGCAAGCGGTTATACTGTAGAATGCAGTATTACAGATATTAATACATTACAAATAAATATTGTAATAGAAGATTTAGATTTCAAATACACGACTTATGCCAGATTTGAATAGTTTATATAACGAGATTAAAGCCAGCTTTGCTAGCACTTACAATCAGAATGTTAGCCCACTGCCTAAAAGTTTTCTAAATATACTAAGTAAAGTACTAGCAGGATTAATGAATGCTGTTTACAAGTATGGCAATTTTACAAGCAAACAGATTTTTCTAAAAACTGCCAGCTTTGAGCCAGTTACATTAGCTGATGGCACAGTTATTAGACCGCTTGAGGAAGCAGCGAGAAAATACGGCATAGGAAAGCCAGAGGCAGCAACACAAGCCGAGCTAGAAGCACAAGCGATAGTTACAGCAGCAGGAACTATCCCAAGTGGCACACAACTAACAAACAAAGCAACTGGGGTAGTTTATACAACTACACAAGATTACACGGTTACAAGTGGCACAGTAAACTTATCAATTCAAGCAAAAGGTGATGCAACGCTAACTGCAGGCGTTGGCGTTATTGGGAATATGGAAATAGGCGATATAGTTACTTTTGTCAATCCACAAATTACAGCAGCAGAAGCAACCATTGTAACTGTATTAACAACCGCAGCAGATGCAGAAACAGCAGACAGCTATAGAAATAAAGCTATAACAGCAGCTAAACAAGAAAGATTGCCTAATAATTATTTATGGTATAGAGAGGAAGCCGAAGCAATAGGCACAGTTAGAGTTTATCCATACACAAGTGCAACCGCTGGATTTATAGACATTTATGTTAAAAGTATTTTAAGCGGTTCAGTTATACCTACACAAACACAACTAGACGAAGTTTTAAATGCTGTAACTTTTGACGAATCAGGTATTAATCAATTACCAGCCAATATTGCTGGTATAAATGTATTACCGATAACAACTAAGAACTTTAGCATTACTATTAGTACTATTAATAGTAACAATGAAATAGCAAGCATACAAACAGCTATAACCGCAGCTTTACAAGATTTATTTGCAAATTATGAGCCGTACATTGCAGCAATAGATGTAACAGATGCAAGAAAGGATTTAATTGATACGCAAGAAATTAATGGAGTGGTATACTCTACAGCTAAAGCATTAGGAGCAACTGTTGGCAGCATTACACTTTTTGAGATTGTATCAGGCAATGCATCTACAATTACTAAATATTTACTAGATAAAGATGAACTAGCAACGCTTACCAGCGTAGATTATGTTTAATAAATTAATTAGATTACTACTGCCAGAATCTTGGTTCTGGCAATCTAGCACAAGCGAGCTAGGCAAGCTATGGAATGTAATTGCTAGCACTGCAGATAATGCTAAAAATTATCTATTAAATACTATAAGAGATGCAACTATTGCGACAACTCAAGAGCTGGATAAATGGGAGGAGGAGCTTAATTTGCCTTTTAATAGCACACTAACAGAACAAGAACGTAGAAATAGAATTACAGGAAAACTCCTACAAAATAACAATGGCAGTATAAATAGCATACAAACAAAGTTACAAACTTATGGATTTAATCTGTTTGTGCATAGCCCTTATCAAAACGGTAGTTTAGTAAATCCAGCAACTTATTTATCAACAGCAAGCACACAGCCAGATTTAATTAGTTATGGTAGCGAGGATGGAGTATATGGCTTTAAAAATGCTGTTTATGGCTACCAGTCACAGCAACCGCAGGGCTACCCACTTGTAAATATTGACTATAAAGTTCAGAGCTTTGCAATTACTTATGGTAGTGAATGGTCAAATTATGGTTTTAACAAAGCTGTATATGGCTATAGAGAAGCACCTGGAATTATTAGCGAGGAGCGTGTGCAATACTCTTTACCTACAGACCCAGCACAACACCAATATTTTATCTATATTGGCGGTTCACAGTTTGGAGATTTTGTAACAATTAGCAAGGCTAGACGTAACGAGCTAGAGGAGCTATTATTACAAATAACGCCTTGCCATGTTTGGATAGGCATGTTAATAAATTATACTTAGTATTATGGCAGTTACAGCACAAAACCTTGACAAAATTAACGCAGCAATTACAGCAACTAGTCCTTATGGCACTGCTAAAGATAGTACTTCGCCTGAGTTGCTAGATGGCACATCTATCAAAGCAAGCACATACAATCAAAATAATAACGGTTTAAATGTTGCTTTGTTGCGGGCAGCAGGAATTATACCTAACGGTATAGTAGATAACGCTGATATTTCACAAGTTGCACAGGCGATACAATCTGCTATTGCTAAAGGTAATTTTGTTAATGATTTAACGCAAGCAGGAACGCCAAACACAATAGTATTATCAAGTTTTAGAGATGCAGGTAACACCTACAACTTAACTCATCCGATTGCAGTTTTACAAGATAAACAGCAATTTAGATTTGTTGCAGCACAAACAAATACTAGCAGTGCAGTAACTTTGCAAGGTTCGCAATTACTAGTTGCTAAAAATATAATAGGAATACAAGCTGGTGATATATCAGCAGGTGCTTTATACATTGCTACTTACAATGCATCTACTGATGATTTTACCATAAGACCAGAAATATTTGTGCCAGTTCAAGATAACATTCTTGATAATGGCGACTTTATAATTCCACAACGTGGCACTAATTTTACAGCAGCTACAACTTTACCAAATACAGATGGCAATTATACGCTTGACCGTTGGAAAGTAGTAGATTCTAGAGCAGGTTCAGATGTAGTAGATATTACACAAACAACGCTTGCTAGTGAGTTACCAGCAGGAGCAAGAGCAGCTATAAAGTTAGTACACCAAAGACAAAACGAGCAAGCTGGAATTGTACAATATATAGATTATGACACTACACGTATTTTGTTAAATAAAGATGTATCTTTATCTTTTGAAATATACAAC